CTCGTTGAGTGGAAGCCGATGCTTGCCCATGTGACCGGGCACATATCGGACATCTACGCGTCGTTTATTTTTCGCCGCAAAGTGTAATATGGATTTGGCACTGTTCGCCAGTCTCTTTGCGGTCATTGTCTACCGACACAGCGAGCCGGAACAGCTCGTCCTGCTCAAGGATAGGTACCGTAAGCTCCGCGAGAACTTGGGCACGGACGAGCGCTGGAAGAAGCTCGTGCGTCCGAGCATCATCACGGGACAATTGCGCCCGATCGGGCCGATCGGCTCAAATGTGAACAAGGGCTACGAGATTTACGTCTGTCTCCAAGACGACGACGTCAACTCGGCCATGAACGTGCTCCTGCACGAGCTCGCACACACGACCGTGACCGAATATGACCACTCGTCGGCATTCTGGCAAAACTTTAAGGACCTGAAGGCGCTCGCGGCCTCGGTCGGTGTCTATCAGAACGTCGGGACGCACACGTACTGCGGCGAGACGATTCAGGATTAACGGTCCTTGAGGAAGCGCTGTGCCATGAAGAAGAGCGCGGCGGCGATAAGGGCCGTGAGTGCCATGCCGGTCGTGGTGAGGTCGCTGCCACTGAACATGCTCGGGACCATGGTGCCGAGGCGCGTCTGCACCGGCTTGGAGAATGCGATGACGCCTGCGACGCCGGCGAGCACCGCCTGGAACTGCTCGTCGGTGAGACCGAACGGGTTTCCGCCGCGGGCCGCCTTTTTGTTCGCCGTTGGCGCCGGCGCCATCATCGAATCCTGCATCATCATGTTTGGCCCGGGCATAACCTCATCAATCGGTGTCGAAAAATCAGCCATGTCGTCGTGTTGTGATTCGTCAACCTTTTTTTCGGGGCGCAAAAGCCCGGTCGGAACCTTCGATTCGGGATTCTCTTGGATGAGCGTACTGGTGCCACCGACATCGTTCGGATCGTACGTATCCATCCTTGGACTCACGCGCGTTTTTTAACCGTGATTGTCGGCGCGCCCCGGGAGCGCACGAGGGCCTGTGCCGTTTGTGCTCCGGTACCTGTCGTGACGTGTTTCGGGTCGTACAACTTTGAGTGGGCCTGCCAGAAGATTGGAGCGCCGACACGAAACCCCCGGCGAATCGGCGCCTTGTACCAAAAGACACAGTCGGTGATCTTGTTGGATTTGCTCGTGTTGTCGAGCACGAGACACTCGTAGTTCTCAGTGCACGCATCCATCACTTGGGAGAATGTGTCATAGGAGGGGAACACACCAAAGAAGCACTTGTAGAGATTCTCACGATTCTGTCGGACGTTGTCACGCAGGACAAACACGTAGTCTGTATTCGCGCGGATCATCGGGGTCATGTCCATGACGTACTGGGTCGTCATCATGAAGAAGATTTTCCAGTGGCGGCCGTTCATGAAGCATTGGCGGATGCACGTGTCCCGCATGAAACTCTTGTCGTACATGCAGTCGTCCAAGAGCATGAATGCGGGCGTGCCACGACCGGCCGCGACGATCCTCTTCTGGCGCTCGAGCACCTTCTCGATCGAGTCCCGGTTGTAGTCGCCGTGGATGAACAGATCCGGGACGAATTGTCGAAAGTGGTGGTTGCCTTCCTCGGTCGCAGACATGACGATCCCGGCCGGGATGTGCTTCTTGTGCCAAAGGATGTCCGTGACGAGCGTCGATTTGCCCGTGCCACGCTTTCCGATGAATACGCAAACCTTGTCGTCACCCATCTTCGACGGGTCGAAGCGCTTGAGTTGCAAGCTCATCTGATTAAGACGCTCGAAATAACGTGACGAGGATTTTCGCAGTCTCCTTGTAGGATGTCGGCTGGAAATATCCAGCTGGCCGCAATAGGTCAGCAGGACGCGCTCCTTACCGGGACGCCGTCCATGACCTATTTCAGTGGCGTCTACAAGCGACACACGCCGTTCATATTACAAGCATACGACGTGCCATTCATGGGAAGCGAGGTACAATACGGCACCGATGCCACGTGTCGCATTCCATTCAAAGGGGATCTCGTCCGGGGCTTGACACTCAAGATGACGTTGCCGTACCTCGAAGACCTCGGCAACAACTTTAGTTATCCTACGCCGGCCACCTCACTGTTCACACCATCGTTCAAAACAGCCGACGGAATTGTCCGGGTCGTGAATTACACATCGGTGCCCTTCTACAGCTCGATTTCTGCCGCGACATGGCTAGGACCCGTCAGTGCGTACGTCTCGCTTGACGTGACACAATCACGGTTTGTTTTCTCAAACACGCAATCCGTGACGGTAACACCCGCGAACGCTTCATTTTGGGGACTCGACGCACGTTTTTTCGATTCAATCACGGAGACAGGAGAGCTCGTGTTCAACGTGCCACGGACTTCCGAATTCACATTGGAACAATCCGGGTGGGATAAGGTGGCGTCCGTGCCACCGGCTGCCAATCGTTCCGGATTATTCCTCGAGCTCGCAAATAATTACTTGGCCGTTCCATTGAGTTCAGCAGGCTCCAGAGTCTTTACCATTTCGACACAGAATGCAGCCGGTGATACGTCAATAACGTCCATGGGGCGGGCAGTTACAGCATGGGGGGTAGGTCAGTTCAATATCGGCACCAAGATCCGAATAGATGGGAGCTATGTCATGGTCATAACCTCGGTCGGATGGTACAATCTATATGGCCACTTCATTAACACGTCCGGGGTCAGAATCGCATCGCCATTCATAGTTGCCGCATCACGAACATTAATTGAGGTTGAAAGACTCGGAACATATGAGGTCATAGGGTTTACGACGGTTTCGAGTTCTCCTAGCTTCAATTTCGTAAACTTGAGCACGTGGAACAACCGCGGCGCATCCTCCCTCGTCTCCGTCACGGCCGGTGGGTGTTTCCGGTTTGCCCAACCGGGCCTTTACCACTTGAGTGCGAATTTCCGGACGGCCGAACCCCCCGAAACGGTGGCTATACATTCCAATACCTCCGATACATATCTAAGTACCTCACCGGGACTGAGTTTATGCACATGGCGCATTGGCGGCGACCAACCGAATATTGTTCCACTTGTGATCACGGATACGAGCCTTTACTACTTTGTGAAGTTTACATCGGACAAACAACCAGTATTATATCCCGGAAGTTTTATTGCGATCGGTCCGCTCGATCAACACTTCGACATGTCCGGAACAATCACACTACCGACAACCGTGAGTCAACTTCCTATAGGCCAATTTCTCAAGATATCCCCGGTCCCCCGTGATGATATTGTCGTTGTCGACGTAACGAACGGGACATTCCGTTTCGTGACCACGGGCGTCTTCATGGTGACGGTATGTCTCGCATCCGACATGGTCTCGGGTATATCGTGTGGCACATGCCCCGCCGGGACGTCCATTCGCCCGTCGAGTGGCATATCCTACGTGGGCGCGTATACGACGGACACGTGTACGAACCCGACAATCAATTTCAAGTTCCCGGTGCATGTTACATCAATCAGCACATTCTATTTCCTGGACATCACATCCAAGATCCAAGTGAACACAATCGGACCGTCATCATTCGTGTCAATAGTTCAGGTAGCGTCCGATACGGAGTCTCCCGTGTTTACCCAGAATGGAATCATGTGGAAACCGATCGGGATAGTCACAACCGGGAGCCTTATTCGCCTCGGCAGTTCGAGCTTTACACAGGTTGGATTCAGTAAGTACATCGCGGCGGCCGTTGATGGCGTGGTGTCTTTTTCGACTCCCGGTATCTATTTCCTCACGGCATATGCCGGCCCGGGTGTCATATCCGTCCGTGTCGGAGATGCCGTATTTGATTACAAAGCGCCGCCGCATTGTGTCGAAATTCCGTTCGTAATAACGTCCGGGACTGTAAGTCTCACACTGACTTTTAGTGGTTCAGAGACGGGTACGCTTCCGGCCGAAGCGTTCTTTGTGATTAGCCCCTTCAGTAGTACCGTGTTTGATTCCTCGGCGAGTTTTGTGGATTCGGTTGGCACGTTTGTCATCAAGTCGGCCGATCTGTACATGGGCGGCCAACTCATTCAATCACTGCCAGGTGAGATGATCGAAATTTGGAATGATCTAAATGTACCACTCGAAAACCAACCGGCGCTCACGCTCCTGGTCGGCAAGAATGACTCGTCGGCCGTGAGTGCGCCGAACACTCGGACGTACTACACAAACTTGCCGTTTTACTTTTACGGTCACCCCGAGCTGTCCATCCCGCTCGCTGCCCTGACACGCCACGACGTCGAACTCCGGGTCTCGTTTCGGGCGTTCGACGAGCTGCACGAGACTGAGCGAACGGGCGTCACCCTAATGAACGTCACGACGATTGTCGAATACGTCTACCTCGGCGAGTCTGAAGTTCGATGGATTCAA